GAGTCTCTCGGGAAGGAAAACTTCACTCGTGAGATTCTTTTCTTTTGTAAGTCCAAAGCCGAGTGCTCTTACATTGAGGCAAGAGAACAATTTTCAAGGAGAGTATTAGAATCAGACGACTACTATAATGGACAGATCTCTGTCCGAGTCCACGGTTCTCATATCAAGAATAAATTATGACATATTTACTTTTCGCTATCGCATTAGGTTTGTCCACAGTCGCTGAATGGTACGCCATTGTCGGTCTGATGGCTATCTTCGCTTCAGCCCCAATTCCTATCGCTATTATGGGTGCGCTTCTTGGTGCAGCTAAACTTGTAATCGCATCTTGGTTGTATCGCAACTGGAAAGACATTCCATTGCTGATGAAAACCTACTTTACTATTTCGTTACTAATTCTGATGTTCTTAACATCAATGGGTATCTTCGGCTTCTTGTCGAAGGCACACTTGGATCAGGCTGTTCCATCTGGTGATGTTATGGCTAAATTGAATATTGTTGATGAGAAGATTAAAACTGAGAAGGATAACATTGATGCAAACCGCAAGGCTCTTAAACAGATGGATGAGGCTGTTGACCAAACAATGGCACGCACAGACAATGAAAACGGTGCCACTAAAGCAGCATCTCTGCGTAGATCGCAGCAGAAAGAACGTAGTCAATTGGCTTCGGAGATATCCAAATCACAAACTAACGTTGCTGCCTTACAAGAGCAACGTGCGCCCATCGCTTCTGAGGTACGAAAGGTTGAGGCTGAAGTAGGTCCAATCAAGTACATCGCAGCTGTAATCTATGAAGGTACGGCAACAGATGACATTCTAGAGAAGGCAGTTCGATTCGTTACTATGATGATCGTTGCTGTGTTCGACCCACTGGCTGTTCTATTGTTGATTGCTGCTAACTGGAATCTAAAAAGAAAAGATACTAAAGTAATCGAATCTGAAGACGATTATCAATTACCAGATCCACCATATGTGGCAGATGTCACTATGCCTGATCCAATAGAGATCCACATAGAAGATAAGGTAGAAACGACTGAAGAAGTTGATTTACCAGAACCAGCTAAATCAATTCTTGCTGCTGCTAAAGAAGCAGAAGAGCACATCGCTCTAACTAACGATGAAGAACTTGAACTTGATAATGAAGAACCACCGAAAGAGTGGTCTTCTGAACTATACACCAAAAGCTACCCTAAAAACAATGAAGAAAATGTAGGCTCCAGAGCACAATCATTTTTGAACAAAGTTAAGAGTGCTCCAGGTGTTAATATTAAAACTATTGAAACAGAAGTAGAAGAACTGCAACAACCAAAATCCTAAATAGTTGTTGTGTTTCTCAACAATAACAATAAAAGGATACCACGATGTTCAAAAAGATCGCTACAAGCGTACTTTTTGTTATGGCTACATCTACATGCGCTTGGGCAATTGACCCAATTGTAACTGACTCGACTTCTAGAAGTACAACAGATTCTACATCTAACAGTAATAGCACAACTACTGTTAAATCACCTCCACCAACGGCAGTTGCACCAGCCATTACAGTTATCAATAGTGACGTTTGTGCAGTTGGCGCTTCTGCCGCAGTACAAACGCAGATCCTTGGTATCTCGATGGGTGGTACAATGACAGATAAGAACTGCGAACGATTGAAACTCGCTCGTGGTATCTATGATATGGGCATGAAGGTTGCTGCCGTATCTATTATGTGTCAAGACGAACGTGTGTTCACCGCAATGATGAACGCTGGGACTCCATGTCCTGTAGACGGTAAAATTGGCGAATCAGCCAAAGCTATCTGGGAAGAAAACCCAGACCGTAAACCAAAGGCAGTTAAGAGTAAAGACTAATGCGTAAATACCTAGCAATTCTTTTGTTAGGTTTTTCCAGTTTAGTTAACTCTCAGACTGTACAGACTACACCTAACTTAATTACGTCAGGTACTAGCCATACTTGGACGGGGATAGCCACAGGCACACTCCCAACAGGTTGTGGTTCAAATGGATCTGGCGGATGTGCTGGTGGTCCAGGTGCGTTATACGACACTGCCACTGGCTCCATCAACTTCAGCTATGGCCAAGCAACTGTTGCTCAAACTATTGCCATCAATAATGCTCTTGCCAACGTAGGTTCTGGTATTAAGGTTACTGGCTATAACTGGTCTTGGGAAATCAATAACCTAAACAGAGATAACAGACAGGGTAGTACTGATACTCTGAACGCATACATCATTACAACAAACTCTAGTGGTCAAGCTATTGACACTATGAATAGAACTTACAACACTAAGTTTGACTGGACTACTTTCTCTGGCACTCAGACTTATGCTCAGCAGTATGCTCCTTCTGATTTGGGCAATCTTACTGTTAAGTTTAGTGGGTACGATAACGGTTACTGGGGTGGCTACTTTGGTCCACAGGTTCGTAATGTAAACGTCGGGTTGAACTATGGCGTAGACCCATGTGCTACTAACCCAGCGTACTCCCCAAATTGCTCTAACTACAATACAGTATCATCCCAAACTTTATGGTCTGGTGTTACTGGTCCACAGGCAGTTGCTATTAACCAAGCATTGTCTGGTGCTGGTGTTATGGTTCACGGATTCGACTATGGATACAGCTACAGCGTTGGTGGTAGATTCTGTAACTGGATGGACTTTCTTGGTGGATGTTTAGGTACTTGGGTTTATCCAAGCGCCTCTATGACTACAACTTTAACCGACAACAATGGCACAGTTGGTTATACAGAAACTAATACCCATGGGGCAGGTGCGGTTGGTACATTCAGCAAGCAACTGAGACTAAATGCTTCTGTTCCTATTTCTACAATGGGTACATTCAGCATGACTCCATCTACTAATAATGGTGCAGTCATTAACAACATCAACGCCTCTGTTGTTTACACAGCAGACCCATGCGTAACTAATCCTCTTTCTTCAACATCCTGCTCTGGCTACCAGCAGGCATTTTTGGACCAACAATGTGCTAGCAATCCTCTGTATTCTACTCAGTGTGCTGGGTACGCTGCAGCTTATCAAACTCAGCAGTGCACAGCAAACCAACTCTACAACACCCAATGTCCAGGCTACGCAGCAGCGTACTTAAACTACCAGTGTTCTAGCAATCCATTATACTCTACAACTTGCTCTGGATATGAAACAGCATACCGAGAACAACAGTGTTCAATCAACCCTCTCTTCAGCACAACTTGCTCTGGTTACCGTACTGCTTATCACGATCAGCAATGTTCTCTTGATCCTCTTTACGCTAGCGATTGTTTGGGTTATGGAACAGCATATCTGAATCAACAGTGCTCGATCAATCCATTGTATAGCACCCAGTGTACTGGATATGCTGCAGCTTATAAAACTCAGCAATGTTCGTTGAATGCTCTGTATGCAACAGACTGTCCAGGTTATGCAGTAGCATATAAGAACCAACAGTGTACTGCAAACCCATTATATGCAACAGACTGTGTAGGATATGACGCTGCTTACCACAATCAACAATGTACTGTTAACCCATTGTATATGACGGACTGTTCTGGTTATCAAACAGCTTATTTCTCTCAACAGTGTTCGTTGAACGGATTGTATGACAGAACTTGCCCAAACTACGCTGAGGCTTATGCTAAAAAGATGTTGTTTGAGAAACAAGGAACTGCTTCTATCATAGCTACAGCAGGCGTAATTGCACAAACAGCGCCAGTTGTAACCACAAGTAACGATGGTACAGTGTCATCTACACCTTCTTCTACTGGTAACGCTACTGTTGATAAAGCACTTCCACCACCAGCTACTGCTGCTAACTCTGCTGCAGCACCAGCTGCTCCTGTTCAGTTAGTAGCCCCACCTCCTGCTCCAAACGCTCCACAAGCACAACAGGAAAGAAAACCAGAAGGTGGTGGACCACAACCTCAGATGGCGCAAGGTGGACAGGGTGGTGAGAAACCAGCACCCCCATCTGCTCGCCAGCAGTTAGCAGAACGTAGAGCCGAAGCAGCAAAGAAGGACGCCGTTGAGAAGGGTAAGAACCTTGCCAACGAGGTGGGCAAAGCAGCTGATATGGAAGCTCAAAAACAGATCCAGAATGTTGTTATTCAAGCAATGGGGTTTACACCTGGATTTGACTCGTATGGTAAGTCAGTCGTACCTGATGTGGTAGGCTACAAACCATTCACAGTTTATAATAATCAAAGAACTATTGACAATCGTGCCAACCAAAGAATGTTCGGTGGCTCCGAAGCAAGACATAATGAAATGGTAGATTCACAATACAACCTAGGAAAATAAAAATGGCAGAAGAAATCAAAGATGTCAACGCTAAGATTGACGAAGCAGAAGCAGCAGTAAAACAATACGCTAGTAAAGATACAGTTATCAGTGTTGGTGGGTATGAATTTACTCCAGCCAAGTTGATGGTTGCATTCACTCTAGTATCATCAATCCTTGGTGGATTGTATGGATGCTTCGAAGTTTACAAAGACTATCAGGGAATGAAGAAGCGTATCACTGAGTACGTGGCTCCAGACTTGTCTGAACTAAATAAGAAGATGGAATTGACTCAACAGAATGCTGAAAAGTCAGTTCAGTACACTCAAGATATCAAGAACGACTTGAAGCAAGACATCCGTCGTTTAGAAAGCACAGTTGAGCAAGTAGAACGTAGCCAGAAACAATCTGCTCGTGAAACTATGCAAGACGTGAATGACGTTCGTAAAGATCTAAAGGCTCTAGATCAAAATGTAGATCGTAAGATTCAAAAGGCTCTTGATAACCCATTAGCAAAGTAAGGAAATAATATGGCAGAAGAAGTTAAAAAAGTGCCCACACGTAGTGAACGTGAAGCAGCTATTAAAGATAAAGCAGGTTTAGTAATTGTTGTTATGGCTTTGTTCTTAGCACTGAACACTTACTACTCAAATTCATTCAGTGGACAAGCGATGACTAATTTGATTGAAGCCAGCGACACTTATAACTTCTTTCAAGCGAAATCCATCAAACAGTCTATTGCAGAAGGGCAGATGGAAGAAGCCAAAGATCCAAAACGCAAAGCTGAGTTGAAGGCAAAGATCGATCGTTATGAATCTGATCCTGTGAAAAAAGAAGGTAAGAAAGAACTTCTTGCAAAAGCACAGGCTCACAAAGATGCACGTGATGAAGCTAAGAAACACAGCCCATGGTTGACTTTCTCTGGGATGTTGTTCCAACTTGCAATCGTTCTCTTGTCTGCCTCTATTATCGCAGTTGACACTCGCATGTATTGGGGTTCGTGGGGAGTTGGTGCGCTTGCATTGGTTCTAATGACGCAAGGTATGTGGCTCTGGATGCCTCTATAAGGAAAATAATATGTCACAAGACTATTTTGTATATGTAGTAAATCAACCATCAGACGTTACCGCTGCCAACAGCACATATGAAATGAATCTGGCTCGTGGGCTAGTCGCTGGTCAATATGCTGTAACTAGATCTGCGTATAATCCAGATTGTACTGCTGGTGTGTTAGAAAGTCTTTGGGTCGAAGGCGGCATTTACCCATTCACCAGTTGGACCTCCGCAGGTAAGTTGTATGTAATATCAACCAACGCAAGTGATACTGGACAGCAGATATACATTGAAGGATTAGATGCTAGTTATAATCGCATCAACGAAACCATTACTACTAATGGTACAACAGCGGTAGAAACCACACAAAATTTCTTAAGAATCTGGACAGCCACTATCGTCAGTGCCGACACACCTAACGTCGGTGAAATCACATTTAGATTGACTAACGGCACTGGTACAGTTGTAGCACACATTCGTGCTGGACTGAGTATGACTAAATTAAGTCAATTTACAGTTCCTGCTGGGTACACAGCCTATGTTCTATATGGTGATGCTACTACTTTTAGAACTGGGTCTGGAAATATTGGATCTTACTTACAAATGATGGTTCGTCCGTTTGGTGGAACTTTTGTATCGGCATTTGTCGCTGAAGTGGTCAATGGATTCTACCGCAACGACTTTAAGGTTCCAATGAGAATTAACGAAAAGTCTGACATTGACGTACAACTCAAGGCTGATGGTAATAATACTCAGGCAAGTTGCAATTATCAGATGATTTTGATTCCAAACTGATTATCAAAGTCAGATTCGATGGTATAAGAAATTAAGTAATCCTTTAGTTTTAGCTAACCAGAATAACCCCTCTGCAAAGAGGGGTTTTCATTTACCCCTTGACAAAACACTTGACTTAGGGCATAATTCACTGTGTTAGGGTTTATGAGGTAATAAATATGAAACTGTTATTGATTCGTGGTCTTCCAGGTTCTGGTAAGTCCACTTTAGCTAAAAACTTGATCGGATGGTATTGGCATCTGGAGACAGACCAGTTCTGGGGTAAAGACTACGCATTCGATGTAGCGAAGCTGGGCGAAGCCCATGCTTGGTGTCAAGACGAAACTCGCAAACTAATGACTCGAGGATTCTCTCCTGTAGTGTCTAACACATTCACTACTAAGAAAGAGTTGCAACCTTACTTTGACATTGCAAAAGAATTTGGTATAATTCCAACTGTGATTCTGTGTCAGAACTCATTCGGTTCTGTTCACAACGTGCCAGAGGAAACTCTGAAACGTATGGCAGATCGTTTTGAATATGACATTGGAGAATTGTATGAATGATGTGAATCGGGAGATTATGCTAATCACCCAAGAAGAATGTGCTGAAGTCACTCAGGCTATCAGCAAGGTATTTCGGTTCGGGTTGGATGACCACCACAATGGTGTTACTAACCGAGAACATCTCGAAGAAGAAATTGGCGATCTGATGTGTATGATCGACTTGATGATCACTAAAGGTGTTGTGCGTGAAGCACCAGTCTTGAAGGCTAAGAGTCTTAAGCTGGCAAAGTTGCAACAATGGTCTAATATCTTTGGAGAGAAGAAATGACAGAAGAGCGTATTGCAGTTATGGATGCTGTACTGCGAGGCGAGTTGCCTCCCGACTCAGTTACACTGGAAGAATTAGAATTTGTAGAACACCTGTTGTTTGAGATGTTATGCGACAAGCTAACACCTTTTGCAACTCATGAGACAATCCAATGAAAGTTGCTTTGTAAAGAAAGATGAAGTATAATAACCCTATAAAACCTCGAGATCTTATCGCAAAAGATCTACGTACTCCAAAGTACCGCATGCGTGTGGTTGAGAGTAGGGTTAAGTACACTCGCAAAGCTAAACACAAGAAGGATTCTTATGAGCAAAGTTCTTTATAAGGGCGAACTATTTCGTAATGGTCTTATGACCAGCGTTGATGTTCTTGAGCATGACAGAGATGTTATTGAGGTTACACTCAGAAAACAACTGTCAACTGAAGATGGTAAGAAGATGATCGTTGATAGTAACTATCAGATGTTCTTCACCAACCGTGAGTTTGAGGAATTCTTCAAACCATTTTTATATAATATGAAAGAGAGATTTGATAATGATGCAGCTTGAACAAACTAACCTTGATCTTCTAAAGGAAAACATTCTTGAAAAATTGCGCACTAACGAAGCCACTGTCAAGTTCACAAAAGCCGATGGTACAGAGCGTACCATGCGATGCACCCTTGTCGAGTCTAAGATTCCAGCAGACAAGCGACCAAAGTCAACAGAGGCGCAAACTAGCAGCACTGTTGGATCCGCAGTTCGAGCCTTTGACCTTGAAAAAGGTGAATGGCGTTCTTTCCGTTTGAGTTCAGTTATTTCTTACTAAGGTGATTATTATGGGTAAAATTTTGATTTTGTTGTTGGCCATTGCATTGGTCGTTTTGTTTCCTTTGGCTGTTATCTGGTCAGTGAACATGTTGGTACCAGTTGCTGCAATTCCAGTTTCGTTTGATACTTGGTGTGCTGTGGTTGTCTTGGGTATGTTCTTCCGAGGTGAAAGTACTCTTAAGTTCAAGGCTTAATTATGGAATATGAAATTGCATTTGCATTAGCATTCGGTGCTCTATGCGCTTGTATCTTCTTCGCCCATCGTCGTAGTGTTCGCCTTGAGAAAGAACGACATGAACGTGTGATGCGTGAGATTGAAGAAAACAACGAACGTCTTCGCCAAGCCCGTGCTGAGCGTCGATCTAAAATGGCTCAGTGGGCTTCAACTCCACCTCCATCTTCTTCTAATCGTGTCAACGAGACTGCAAGTCAACGTCGTCGTTTCAATGATGATCGTACGATGATTTACACTGATACATCTGGCGAAGAACTTCTTACGCAGATGATTCTCCAGAATGCATTGAACAGTTCTTCTGATACTGTTTCTGGTACAGTTCGTTGGGATAACGATACGCCGACTATCACACCAAGTTATTCTTACGAATCTTCTAGTTCGTCTAGCTATTCAAGCTACTCATCTAGCGATTCTTCTTCGAGTTACAGTTCTTCTGACAGTGGCTCATCTTCATCATCTTGTGACTAAGGACATATATGATTTCATCACCAGCAGACCGTAAAAAGTTTAAGGACGCTATTCAAGAGATTAGCAACTCAATGACTCGCAAAGAGGCAGAGAGCGATTTGATTCGAGAGATTGTTAAAGAACTCAATGCTGAGTTCCAACTACCGAAGAAAATCATCAATAAGATCGCAAAGACTTATCATAAACAAAACTTCACTCAAGAGAAGCAAGACCACGAAGACTTCGAAACTCTTTACGAAGAAGTGACAGGAAATGTTAAAAACTGAACGCTACATCGACTTTGATGGTGGTAAGATTTACACCAAACACTTTTCAAACAATAGTGACAAAGTCGTTTATCTCGGGACTGGTAACAACATCGGCTCCCGAGCGTTATGGGATTTCAAACTACCCAATGGAAAGACCCACGCAGAGATAATCTGTGAGATGGGTATTGATGTTGTATGTTTTGATGTTATCGGTTATGGTTCTGCCATCGGATTCAAAGGTGGTTGGGACTATAACCGACATTACAATGCGCAACAAATTATTGAGGTAGTTCGAGAGTACAAAGACTCTTACAAAAAGAATTTCCTCTTTGGCTACTGTTCAACCACTGCTCAGACCATTATGGCTGCTGAACAGACTGGTTGGTTAGATAAACTAATTATACACAGCGCTTCCGTTCTTGAATCATTCTCTCCACCTTATAATCAGAACACGCAAACTAAGATAGACTTTTGGAATGGCGTTAAGATGAACGCTGATCAGAAAACGCTTCTGGGTGATTTCTCTTTATCTGCTGGACAGAGAACATTCGATGGTTCATGGGGGTTTGTTGCATCAGTTGATCGGATGATCACTGGACGCTACAACAAGATGGCTGAGAAACTTATTCCACAGAGCAATAAGTTACCGAACTACAGAGAAGCTATGATTGAGATTGTTGATACGTTCACACATCGTCTCGATTCTGGTTGGTGGGTTTCTCCTCTTGGTATGGTAGAAGATTTTATGCGTTATCATGCTATCCATCGAGAACGTGGATATGACTGCACTTCTTCAAATATCCCACCTATCGTTTGTATGAATGGTGAGTATGACTATGAGGCGCAGTCTGGTTATCCGAAATTCAAAGAATTGTTCCTCCCAAAGATGGAAGCTGAGATTATTCTCCCGAATGCAACCCACTTCTCGGTATGGGAAAACAACTACCAGAACACTCTAGACGCCCTAGTCTACAGCTGCAAATAGGTGTTGACATTTACCCAAACTTAGGGTATAATAGATACATATTAAGGAGGCTAAGAACCTATGGCAACAGCTACAAAACGTGCTAAGGCGCACGCATCACTACGCAAGACTGTCGATGAACCAATGTTGGATCAAGACAACTACAATGTTTCTATCACCAATGCCCTAGTATGGTATCGTGATAATGTCGATGACAAGAAACGTCGTAAATTTGCTATCGAATACTTTGCAAAACTCGGCAAGAAGACTGAAGTGCTTGCCATCAATAAAGCAAGCGACCACGATATCCGTCAACTGGGTTCATTGTGTCGCCTTGTGACGAATGGTAATACTCTGAGTGATGATCATATGAATGCCATAGACAATATGGTGCGTGTGATTATCGCCAAAGAAAAACTACCACAAAAGATTAAAGAAAGCAAAGAAGTTGCTGTTCCAGTGGCAACGACTCCATCTATCCAAGACCGCATGGACGAGAAAGCCCATGAACTGGCTGGTGAGATTGAAGGTGCTATTGATGAATTTACAACTACAAAAACAACAAAGTTCTCCACAAAGAACTATCTCGCAGCCAACCAAGTTGCTGCACCAATCGCTAAACGCATCGGCGACTTCTTCGCTGGACGCATTCCAGAAATCAAAGAAGCAATTGCTGGAGATGACGAGCAACTCGTGGAAGGTTACTCTAACTTCAACAAGCGAGAACTAAAGAAGTTCTTGACATTCTTAGAAGAGATCGTCTCTGACTGCCAACAACAAGTACAAACTGCTAAGGCTAATCGTGCTCCACGTAAACGCAAAGCAGTATCTCCCACTAAAGTAGTTTCTAAAATGAAGTTCATGAAGGACTTCGTTGAACTCAATCTCAAGTCTTGTAAACCAGAAGACATTTTGACATCGACTGAACTGTGGGTGTATAATACTAAGTACCGTAAGGTTACTGTTTATAAGTCTGATGGTGGTACTCTGTCTGTTAAGGGTACGACAATCCTCGGATTCGATGTTAAAGAATCAAAGACTATGACACTTCGTAAGCCAGAAGAATTCTTCAAAGGTCTTGCTATGGGTAAACGTGCTTTGAATGGTGCGTTTAAGAAATTAACAACCAAACCTTCTGCACCGAATGGTCGAGTGAATGAAGAATGTATCCTTCTTGGAGCATTTTGATGGACTTTACCTTCGTTGCTGATGGTATCAATGCAGTTGTTATTGATAACTTCTATACTATGCAAGAAGAAAAGATAGTGCTCTCAGAGTGTATGGCTGTACTACCTCAGATGAAGAGTGAGTCATATACTTCTGGTGCGCTTGATTCAGATGGTCTTATTGTTAAGAAAAACAATGGGGCTTTTATCAAAAGTCCAGGTTCTGGAATTGAAACATTTAGCAAGGATAAACTCTTTAGCATTGATGTTCGTGATAAAATGCTGATGGCCAATTCTTTATATAAGATTATGTTTGGGTTGAATCGTGTAGAAACTTTACTGTCTTACTA